CGGCTTGACCCGCGACTCACAAACAGCCGCCGATTATCGCGGATTACTAAACCTTCAGAAGATGTTCGGGGGTAGCAACTAATGTTGAAAATCGGAGATACTCCAAAATTCCCACTAACAAGCGACGCTTGCCAGATGTGCGGAAAGAAGACAGGGGAGAATTCATTCTGGGTTCACCTCAGTATCTACGGGGACATCCTTCCCCTAGATTACGAAGGCAAGGAGTCGCAAGGCTGCTGGTCAATCGGCTCAACTTGTGCGAGCAAGATTGAGAAGGGATTACTTACAAAGTTCTAGCAAGGAGCCTTGACCCGCTGGGGGTTCAAGTGGTTCAATTCCACTCAAGGCACGAGAAGGGGCAACAATGCGCCTTCCAAATGATAGGAGAAAAGAATGACTAAGAAAGACTACGAACTAATAGCGCAAGAGATAGCAACAAGCCGAAAGGTTAACCTAACCTCAAGTGAGGTTGTCTATGTATCGGTGGCACATCTAGCGAACTCTCTCGCTACCGCGTTAGAGATAGAAAACCCTCGTTTCAATCGTGAGATGTTTCTCAAGGCTTGCGGGGTGTCTAATGCTTAATTGGACACTAGGAAACGGCAAGGTTCAAATAACACAAAAGGGAACCGCCCGCGCTTGCTGGTATTACTACACAGTAAGAGAGGGAGCCTACCGATACAGGGCGGGGCGTTATACCTTCGGGCGAGAGATTGACTACACGCAAAACGGCACGCCTTATGTTTTCCCTACCGCTAAACAGGCACGCGCCTATTGTGAGGCGCAAGACCTTAAGGCTGTAATCATTGAGGCGGTTACAGCGTGAAACTATCCGCGAAGATAACACTAGGCGCGGGGGCAATAGCCCTCGCCCTAGCCCTCGCCTCTCTTGTAATTTGGCTCTCTGCTCTCGCCTTTAATGGGCTTTACAATCTAGCAACAGAGGGCGGATGTATGAAATACCACTTGAGCGCAACTCAAGACCTCGATACTTGCGGGCTATACGGGGAGAGCAAATGACCACCTGCGAGAATTGCGGAACTCTTGCCCTTCTCTCTGTTGTATGGGGCAAGTATGAGAACAGCGAAGGCAAGCCTAAGTTCTGGAGAGCGATAATGTGCGCCACTTGTAAGAAAGAATGCGGGGGCAAGTAATGAAACCTACAAAAAAGGAGAAACGAGAAATGAAAATAACCTTTAACCTCTACGGGGGAGCAGGATTCCTTAGCAAGAACACGCTAAGCGCGGAAGAATTCGCACAGTTCCGCAAGATAGCCGAGAGCCTCAAGCAATCGGTAAGAATTGAGAGCGTGAGCAACTAAGTGAGGTGACTCACAGCCTCAAACCCTAGACAGAGGGCGCGTGTTCACGGCACGATTGAGGCACTAGATAGGCGAGTGTCCTATCTTGTAAGACAAACGACAGGGAGCAACAAATGGAAGGCAAAGCACTACTTGAAACACTAGAAAAAATCAAGGGCGGGGAAACTTACGACATCTTTAACCTATTGCCTGAGATTGCGGGCGGTTCTGTATGGCTTGATGAAATCAAGGACACCGCACTATATATGCAAGGCTACATTACAGAGGGCGAAGACTACGACCTCGACAAACTCCGCGACTTTGGGGGCGAGTATGCAAACGGACAGTGTGAGGATTACTACAACAACATCAATAAGCGCGTGCAAGAGTTGAGCCTGTGGGCTAGTAATGACATCGAGGAACATTTAGAAGATATGGGATACGAAGGCGGGAAAAGTATCACCGACTTAAACGCGCAGTATTTATGCTCCGCGATGTGGATTATTTGGGACGCAGTAGCAGACCAACTCTTCCAACATACCGAGCAACTAGAAGAGGTCAACGCATAATGGACAAGCAAACAGCGAAGGAAGTTTTAGGGGCTTTACAAATGTTAGAAGTCCTACTGACAGACGCAAACGATACTGTTTCCATCAATGCTTTTTGCTTTGCTTGGAATACAATCGCAAACTACGCAGACGAGCAAGCGATAGCCTAATGACAGCGGAGAAATGGTTCATAGTAGAAGGGACAGACCCAGCGGGGCGCAAGTTCCGAGGGATTTATTCCGAGGAAGAAACCGCAGAACTTTTGCGGGATGAAACTAATCAAATGATAGGAGAAAAATAAATGGTTATATGTTTTGCTTGTGGTTCAATCTATACAAGCGATGACGAATTCTGTTTATGTGGAGAAAAGATTATTGACGAAGACGGGGTGAATAAGTGAGCGACTTACAGCAAATAGTTTTTGGAATTAACACGAACGCTTGGCACTTGCTTATTCAGTATGCGGTTTGGTTCTTGATTATCACAGCCGTTTACTTTATTGTTTGGTGGCTGAGTATAGTAATGAGCGACTATATAAAAGCAGGTAAGGAAAGAGTTAGGAAATATGAGGAACGAGAAGCACGCAAACTACTAGCGACAGGAGAAAACAAATGACAAAGTATGAATTAACGATGACATTTAATTATGTTATAAATACAGACAGCATAGAAAGAACCTTAGAGCAATTTGAGTTTCCCTCATTTCCTGATTTAGATATGGATGTTGATGTTGAATTTGACAGCAACACAAACATTTATGGGGAGGTAGAAGAGTGAAAGTTAAAGACCTGATACAAATGTTAACGATTGATTTCTCAGAGGATGAGGAACTAATGGTGTTGTGGTGGGACTCTGCCTACTCCGAACGATTGGCTGGGACTTGGGATAAGGCAGTGAAAATCTTTGATGATGGTGGCATATCTACCTTCTCAATGGATGAGCAAATCTCCGAACTGTTATCAGAGTGCGAGGCAGAAATCAGGGGAGAGTTAGCGATTGATTCCTACCTTGAGCAAGAGGATGAAAAGGAACTGTTATGAGTAATATAATTTTTTATTCACAACAGGTTGATGTTTACTGTGGGGATTGTGATAAAAACTATGAAGATTTGTGGGCGCAAGTAGGCGGCGGGTATCTATGCTGGACTTGCCCTGATTGCGGATATGAACGCGAAGGGAGTATGTAACTTGGCTAAGTTTCAGATTACACACAGAATTGAGGGCATACGAGTAACGGAAGTTACCTTGCCTCTTGGCACAGAACTACCCGAAGATTGGGATACATACGGCAACTTAGATAAAGACGAGTGGCTCTTTGAACATCAGATTTATTCTAAGATTAGATACGAAGATGTAGATTTTGCGGAAGCAAACTCAGTAGAGAGGTTAAGTTAATGGCTAAACATAACTACCACAGCGAGGCATTGTGCGGTAAAGATTATGACCCTGATTTGTGGGCTTATATGTCTTCACTAGAACGAGATAAACAACGCTCTATGATTTACAACATCATAACAGCCAAGAAAATATGTGATGTATGCCCTGTAAAAATAGAGTGTTTGAAGGAAGGGCTACAAGAAGAGAACCTTACTACACATCAAGGAGAGGGCTTAATATGGGGTGGTCTGCTGGTATCTGAGCGTGCTTTAATGCTCAGACTCTCACCTCATTCAAAAAGTATTAGAGATGAAAACTTTTTACGCAAGGAAGTGAATAAACAATCTGCTAAGATGAGTCAATGAGAAGACGCGTCTTAGTTACCACTATGGTGGTGGTCTTACTGGCTGTGGGGTTTCCCCCGACCAAGCAAGTAGACATCGAGGTCAAGGTCAAGCACCACACGACCAAGCCTAAACCTATACCAACACAAGCAACTTGGGCTGAGAAGAAAGCCAACAAGAAGATGGCAGTAGCCTTCGCCCAAGCAGGGTGGGGATGGAGCAAACAACAGCAGTTATGTTTGGTAAAATTGTTCACGCGAGAATCTCGCTTCGACAATTATGCCAAGAACCAACAAGGTTCTACCGCCTATGGAATTGGACAGATGTTAAACGAGAAGTCGCACGACCCCGCTATCCAATTACTACACGCATACAAATACATTCAGCACCGCTATCAGAATCCCTGTAACGCATACAACCATCACTTACGCAGGAACTGGTATTGATGTTTGATTTACAGGGAGAGCCAACCTTTGCCTGTATATGTGGTTGTCTTATGTTTGAGATTACTGTAATGTGGGATAAGGAAGATAGAAGTGTAGGATGGTATGACTTAAAACAAAAATGTAAAGAGTGTGGAACGCTAACGACAGCACCCACCCCGATAGATGGAGAGATGTAATTAAGATGATACTTTTTTGTAAATTGATTGGTCATAAAGTGGAAAGAAAAATTATAAATGGAGTGGATTGTCTAAAAAGCAAATGTGATTATTGCTTACGCCAATACACAGAGAAGGAGTTAGTGTAATGCCGACATATGAATATAGATGTAGCAAGGACAGCACTAACCAAGTCTTAAGTCGTAATGTAGATGACAGAGATAACGAAGTGCTATGCCCCTTATGTAAGGGAGCAATGAACAGAGTTTGGACTCCAACACCAACCCACTTTAAAACAGGTGGCTTTTATTCCACAGGTAATTGATTGTCTTCAGGCTCAGCAAAGTCCTCATCACGATAGGGTTTGAAGCCACCAATCTTATTGATTAACTTTCTGATGGCACGCTTGTGCCGCATACGAGCAGTATCTTCTGATGTTAAACCAAGTTCAGTTGCTATATCACCAAAGTCCATTGACTCTACATATCTAAAGAAGAGTAATTGGCGGTCAGAATTAGGTAGTTTCCAGTAAGCAAAGTCAACTTCAATCATCATAGCCATAAGGTTTCCACCCTCAGCAGGGGCAGATTGTTTACCAGTATGACTTAAGTTTAACTTAGCACTTACATTGAACTCACCTCTTAGCACAGAGGGCAACAGAGCCTCAACCATATCTGCTTCATAAAAGAATAGGTCAGATGTTTCATAGCCACCAGACTTAGCCATCCAATACTGGCAGTAATCTAATGCTTGGTTGCGAAGAGAACGATAGATTAAATTCTTAGCATCCTTCTCACCTATTGCTTCCCAAGTATTTAACTTAATTGGATGTTCCAAGAACCATTGATAAAGGGACTGACGGATGTCGGCTATATCAATCTCTTCATACTTCCGCGAATACTCAGAGGCAACAGCATCAATTACATACTGCCAAGGTTCAATGCGCTTCCACTCTAGGTTCATTTAATTTGTATTCCCATACTTAAAGGGAGGAAGGTAACTTGTTTCATTATCTTACTTTTATTTGTGAACTCAGTGGTAACTGGCAACCATTTATCTTCCCATACAAAATCATTCTCGTCATCTAACTTGAATGACCATATCCCAGAGGGGGTATAGTTTACATACCAGGCGGTAAGTCCTAACTCTTTTGCTTTGGTTACTAAAAAATCAAACTTCTTTTTCTCCAGCAATAAAGTATCGTAATGTGTGTTGCGGGACTTGAGTTCTATAAACATTCCAAACTTTATTGTTACACAATCAAAGCCATCATAGACTTGAGGTGAGTGTTCGAGGTCGGGGAAATGTTTTTCCTTGAGCCATTCAAACAACTCTCTTTCTTTCATTTATCCCATTTATCTCTTAACACTAGCAGTCCGATGACAGCATAGTTAGCCATATCCTTGAAGGTATCCTCAAGAGATTCGTGCTGGGGTAGGCTGTTGTTGTCTGTTAAGTTATTTAGGCGTGCGAGTTTATCCCATAGTCTAACACGCAATCCGTTGAGAGGACCGCCTGGGGACTGGCTAATGTTCTTTGGACCATAATCTTTGTGCTTTGATAGGAGCAGGTCTTCTAACTCACTATAAATTAAACTAACATCTTGCATAAACCTATTGTCAGCATTGGCTTTCCTAGCCTTGGCATAGGCTTCATCCTCTAGTGGTCTTGGCTTAGCAATGGAATCTTCAGGGTTACTAATAACATATTCTCTTCCACCTGGTATTGGTTTATGTGTAACCCCTGGGTCCTTAGATGTTCTATAATCTGCCATATCTCTTCATTCCTCGCCCTCATTGTTGGATTCCTCTTCTAATAATCTTTTAAGACTTGAGTCAAAGTCTTTAAGTGCTGACTTAACAACCATATCTTCAATCAATTCATCTACTAAATCATAACCATTCTCTGCTGCAAACAAAGTTACATATGTTGATTGAGTTATATGTTTAATCTGGTCGGGGTTATCAGCACTACCATATAAGAACCTAAGCAATGAACCTAATAATAATTTATATCCACTAGGTAGGGCATAGTAAGGGTCGAACTCTTCATCATCATCAAGAACGTGGTCAATCAAATCAAATGAACTGTCAAAGAATTCACCACAATCATTACATTGATTGTTTGCAAATTCATCTTCGCTCAATCTATCCCCGCTTTCTCCTTTATATATCCTGCGCCATACTTAACAAAGGCAGAGTTCACGTCTTCTCCTTCTGGCAATTGCACGATAGTAACGGGGAGTTCCCTAGCCAGTGAGCGTGCGAATTCCGTGCCTGGTTGGTCCCCATCTGCGAAGACGAATACTCTTTCAAAGTCTGCAAGTAATCTAGTATAATGTTTCTTCCAAGAATTAGCACCAGGAACGCCGATGCAAGGGAAGCCAACACAATGGCTGAGAGTAATAGTATCCAGTTCACCTTCACACACTCCTATGTAATCACCTGCTCTATCAATGTCTAAGACGTTATACATTTTAGTTTCAGCACCAGTCATACCCATATACTTAGGTTCAACTGCGGGGTTAAGTGAACGAAATCTTAAATCAACTACGCCTGTCTTAGTAATATAAGGGATAGACAGTCTTCCTGCAAATGCTTCGTGTCCAACATCAGGCTCTGCGACTACGCCTAATGACATTAGCCGCGCTACTTCCTTTGTTATTCCCCTGCTTGCCAGGTAGCCTTCTGCCAGATGTATATGCCCCGCGTATTTCTCCGCTGCTTTCCCCAGTAATTCCTTCTGCGATGCGCTTTGCTTCACGAAAATCTACCTTCTCTTGTAACTGTATAAGTTGAATGCTGTTACCTTGAACACCACAGGCAAAGCAAATGTATATGTTCTTGTCAAGATTTGCGCTACCACTTTGGTGTGTGTCGCTATGAAACGGACACTTAAGGTTAACTTGCCCACGCGTAGCACGAAGGGTCGCGCCGTAATGTATAAGGATGTCTTTAAGTGAAGGTAAGTCGTTGTCAATTTTGTGCATCTCCCGTCTTCTCCTTTAACCATTGAGCCAAGTCTTGTATGACCCAAGCATTTTCTATCCCAGCATTTCTTCTTTTAACTACAACATAATGCAATGGAACATCTTCAATGTCCCTAGCCTTAGCATAGTTGATTGCTTCTATCTCTGCCTCACGCCAGAACTCTGGCAATGAGAGTGTCGCACGATTCTTTAACTCAAGGATGTAAGAATTGCCAGCGATAACAACCACCATATCACCTTCGTCTTTAGCACCAGCCTTAGTCAGACGTTCTGCCATAGCACCCGCCTTGCGGAGCCATTTCATTACGTCTGTTTCAAACTGTGCGCCCTTGCGCCCATTAGGATTAGCCACTGACCACCTGATTCAAGTCATCAACTCTACATACATACCTTGGACCATATCCAAAGTCTTTCTCAAAACATATCTTAAGAAAATCTTCTCGTGATATATCACCCCATACTATAAAGCGTGAGTCTATATGTGGTTGAGTTCTATCACCAATCAGTGTTACCAGTATGGCATAATCGGCAGTAAATAATTCCTTGCTATTAAATATTAATTCTCTAGTTACTGTGGTTTTAACTTGATAAGTTTTATCAGCAAAAACTAAATCATATCCAGCATCTCCACCAGTTAGGACTCTACTATCAGTTGTAGTTTTATAAATTTTAGCAGCAGCCATTTCACCTAGGTAGCCCATAAGATTGACAGCCCAAGAACTATTCTTAGCATCAAACTTTTTATCAACTACATTATATTCTTTCTTATCTTCACGCATTACCTCAATAAATTGTAAAGCAGATTGAATTTCTTCAGGTGATAATCTTACTTCTACCACTAAGAAGCACTCTTATCCTTGTTAAGAATACGAGTAGCCCAATCTAATCCTTGATTAAGACCGATAGACCATTCATCTTTCTCTTCTATCTTAGATAATTCAATCTTCTCAACAAACCTTCTAACTTCCTTCGCCGTTTCCAGCATCACAAGAGCGCGTATCTCCTGAGTCATATCATCTTCTTCTTCTCTTATCATTTTTTACCTCCCATTCTCTGGTATATCTTCCATATACATATACTCAGGGTTAAATGATAGCCAACAAACTAAGTTAGCGTTGGCATCGGCACGTCCATATCTATTCTTTACAGGAGCAATTGCCATACTAGTGCCAATGACACCAAGAGTGCAGATGAGGGCAGGAAGTTGTGCAACCTTACCTTGAAGGGCAGACCTTGGCTGGCAAGGACTACCCATAACAGCCTCAGAAGTATGATGGAGAATAATGACAGCAGCATTAGTTGCACGGGCAAGGTATTTCAACTCCTTCATAATGGCTCGCATAGATGCGAACTCTTCGCCACCATCAGTGGCTATGTCCATTAGGTTATCTACAAAGATAGCAACAGGAGGACAGCCCCATTGTTCTTCAAAGGCTAAGACTTCTTCATCTATATCTTGCAGACTAGGTGATGATTCAAATGACCACACAATATGTGAACCTTTAGCAAGTGTTGCTCTAGTCCAACCTTGGTCTGTGTTCATCAGTTGTTCTACATCAGTTTGATTCTTACCTGAAATCATAGAGGCTAGACGCATAGCCATTGTATGTGCATTGGTATCTGCTGAAATGTATAGAGTTGGAACTTTCATCTTGAGGGCTAAAGCCAAAGCCAAGGTGGACTTGCCGACACCTGGAGTTCCAGCGAACATAGATACTTCTGCTCTGCGTAATATTATTTTGTTAGAATCAAATGCGTTGAAGACAGAGGGCAACGGTTCCCCACCTATATCAAGTCTTCCTATGCTACGAACTAATGTTCTCACTAAACTCCTGTCTTAAGTTGGAAGAGGGGCAGCCACCTTCCCCGATTAACTACCCCTCAACCAATTCTATTCTAGTTCAAATTGAACTAAGCGTTTGCTGGCTTGCACTGTTCTGGACCCATCGGTAGTGGGCAACTCCAGAACGCGTAAGGTTTCCCCGTTGTCTTGCTCACTCCGCTTCGGAAAATTCTCGTGCCGTGAACGCAAGTAGGGGACACTGCCCCTGCCTGGGTTGTTGGTGAGAATGCCGCTGGCGCAATGCTTGGCGTTGTATCTGCTGTCCCCAAAGGGGCTGCAGTGTAAGACGCTCCAAGCAATCGATTTGTTGCTGCAATCTGAACTGCGTAATCACCAACGCCTTCTAATAAAACAGATAGTTCATCTGCAGTATTAGCACGAACGTTAATCATATCTCCGCTGCCAGTCTTATATGATACTTGTAACTTCCAGTTTTCTACTGTCATTTTTTATCCTTAGTAAATTGGCAATGTTCTGTGAGTCCACAGAAATTGCACGATTGTAGGTTTGGTAGAAATATACCAGCCTTGCGAGCCTTATCAAAACCATCTACGAAATATTCGAGAGTGTCGATGGTATACCTACTTAAGTCAATCATCTCCCCTGTCCCTGATTCTCTGGACATCCAGTAGTTACCAAGGTTAACCTCAACCCCCAACATTAGTTCTACTCCTATTTTGTAGAAGCCAAGTTGTAAATCGGATTGAGGTCTGGTTCGTGATGTCTTGAGGTCGACAATCACAAGTTGTCCGTTAACCTCAAATATCCTGTCAATAAACATCTTCACTGGCACGTCAGCGATGACAGGATTCAACTCTAATTCGATAGCCTTTACACCTTGAGGGGTGGTCCAGATTTTCCAACTAGGATTGTTCTTTCTCCAAGAGATGTAGTTGTCTACCCACCTGGAACCATTTGTATTCCACCAAACAGCATCCTCTTTATTTGGATTCTCTTTAGTGGATTTCCCTGCCACGCGAGCAGTAGAGAAATCTAGGTCTTTAGTTTCTTTAGCCCAGGCTGTAGCCCAGAG